ACTGGCACAGGCGCTGCGACAGACCAACGCGTTGACATGTCAAAAGACTTGTTCGACTTAAACAAACGCTTACTTGGTCAGTCAGATGCTTTAACTGAAGCCGAAAGACTTGTTCTTAATTTTCAAATTGACAAGCAAAAAATTGCAGAGGCTAATTTGCTTCCGCGTGAAGAAGAAATAGCATTGCTAGAAGCCGCAGCAGGGTTTGAGCAAAAGATATTGGATAGGCGCAAAGATCAACAAAAACTAACGGACCTAGCAAATAAAAAAGCAGCAGAGCAAGCAAAAAAACAACAAGAAGATGCGCAACGTCGGCTTGAGGCTGACCCTGGTTATCAAATGCAGCAGCAGCTTGACAAGCTTTTAGATAAGCAAAATCAAGTTGCATTTGCTGCCACATCAATGGGTAACGCATTTGCCAATGCTTTTGGTGATGTCGTTACTGGTGCCAAGTCTGGACAGGAAGCATTAGCAGGGATGTTGAAATCTATTGCCGCTGACTTCTTGGGGATGGCAAAAAAGATTATTGCTCAGCAGTTAACAATGATTTTGTACGGCACGATCATGAAGGCGCTGGGTGTTTCAATGCCTGGTGGCGGTGGCGGTACTACCCCTCCAGCTACGATGCCGGATTCTGTTGGTCTTATCGCTGCTCAAGGAGCTTATACTCCTGGCGGGTTTAAAGCATTTAACCAAGGTGGCGTAGTTAGCAAGCCAACCCTTGGCCTTGTTGGTGAGGGTGGCGAACCTGAATACATCATTCCTCAATCCAAAATGCGTGAAAGCATGTCGCGTTATTCACGCGGTTCGCGTGGTGGTGGTGTTATCCCTGACAATCGTGGCGGTTCTGCAAGCGAAGATGGTGCCGTTGCAGTTGCCGCACCAATCGACGTTCGCTACACCGTGGAACGTATCAACAGCGTTGATTATGTAACCGCTGATCAGTTCCAGAGTGGAATGCAAAGTGCAGCGGCACAAGGCGCACAACGCGGAGAACAAAACACGCTAAAACGATTACAGATGAGCGGTAGCACCCGCAAGAGGTTAGGTCTATGACAAGTTTTGCCTTTGGCCACGCGCTACGAATAAAGCCTGAACAAACAGAGCTTTACCGTTTTCAGAACTTTTTTATTGGCAAAGAAATTACGCACTCTGGCTCTGGTTACCAGTTTGTTCCTTTTGGCTTTTCTGGTGTCACAGTTAACCGCACAGGCGACGGGTTAGAAGCAACGCTTGTTTTTCCAAATAACGACTTATCTCGTTCCTGGGGCGTTACGGCAGTTGAAAGCAGTTGGCTGATGGAAGTTGACGTGTTGGTTATTGAAGATCCAGACCCTGATACAGGCTTGGCAACAACAAACACGATCGTTCACACCTACACCGGCCAAGTAACAGGAGGACAATGGGACAACACGTCGTTAAACCTAGAGCTGGGTTCAGTTCTTGATGCTGTTGGAACGGACGTGCCAAGGCGTTCATTAACTAAACGAGTTGTTGGCAACCTGCCAATTTCAAGCAATGTCCGACTGCAGTGATCTAATTGGAATGCCGTACCGGCTAGGCGCTGACGGTAGCGATGGCCATATTGACTGCATTCACCTCTGCTACAAGGCTTTAGGCCATATCGGCATTGATCCACCACCGTTTAAGCAGTCCTGGTACGAAGCTGGCAAGTGGGAAGTATCTCGTGATTTATTGAAATGGGGTTTTCGGGTTGAGAAGCCTGAGTATGATGGCGATATTCTGCTGCTAGCGGAGAACTCTTGGACTTTCGCAGTGACATGGGAAAAAGGCATCCTTTATATTCAGCCAAAAACCGAAAAGGTGCAGTGGTCTTCGGTCCAACTGTTTACGAAGTACAACTGCTTCCGTACGAAAAGCAGTTAATTAAAACGATTGGGATTACAGAAGAAGAGTATCAACTTTTCGCGTCTGAGGTAAGGCGGCGTGGTTACGTAAGACCTGCTGAATACGATCATATTCCTGATATTCAAATGGTCGGCCCTGCAGCTGGTCCTATTATCGCTGCTACTTATCTTGGTGGGAGTGCAGCAAAAGGTGCGGCAGCGGTAATTGCTACCAACATCGCAATTGGTTTAACTCTTACTGGCGTTGCATATCTGCTGACACCAAAGCCAAAGATGCCATCTGCCAGAAGTGGCGGAGGGACTGTAAATCTTGGAAACGTTACTGGCTCAAGCCGGTTTACGCCCACCAGTGGCTTTGACACGCTAGCTGAGTTGGCTGATTATGCCTCAACGATTCCTTTGATTTTTGGACGTTATGACAACACAACTGGTGTTGGAGGGATGCTTATCACCCCAAAACTTATTTGGTCTCGGATGTTCAGCCATGGCACGTTGCAACGTGCCAAGTTGCTTTTTGTAGTTGGCGAACAGGGCTTAACGAACCCCAACACCAATAAGCCGAGCGGTATTGCAAGACCAGATCTTGAAGGCATATTTTTAGGTAATAACGCACTTGATCATATATTTGAAGATTTCTTTGCGTTTTATTGGAAACCAAATACTGATGTTCTTTCAAAAATACGCAGAAAAGACTTGATTGAAGGAACGACGAGCGAGCCTGATTCGGGAGATCCTGATACGCCAAGTGCCCCAGACGAACAGGTATTTCTTTGCCCTACAGCCGATACAGAACGTGCTGAAGCTTTTTGTCATGCCTACTCGCCAGTCAACAGCACTGAGTTTGGAGCTTACGCGCCAATCGCAAATGGTAATAGCTACAGGTTAAATTATAGAATTATTTCTATTGTTGCTGATCAAAAGAAAAAAGCCAGAAGGCTGCAAACTTTATCTCGCATTAAAATTGCTGGCGATCAAAATCTTTTCAGAGACGAAGGAAAGTCTTTTAGTAATTCAGGCAGTGGTGAAAACGCATTAGTAGAAGAGGTTAGAAAGCAAGACCAAGAAAGCTTGGGGCGTAATTACAGCCCACGCATGGGGGTTGTTAAACTCACCAGAAGCAATGGGGACGTAGTGCGACCTACTGGCACTGAAATGAGGGCAGTTGTTGATACGTTTAAAGGGGATAAAATACAATTTTTAATTAGCCACAGTTCAATAAATAAAAATTTTTACAAAACCAAGGACGATCAAGGAGAGAGTGTTGACGATATAAACACGTCAGTGGAATCAATGCAACTGGCGGCAGATGAGGCAATGCAGCTCGGTGAAAAGTTTGCGATTGCTGGGTCAATCTGGAAAATCATCCGAAGAAGCCAAGTTGTTTTCAACCCAGAAGCCGAGCAAAAAACAGACCAAATTATAACTTTGGAGTGCATTGACGTTAGCCAAAGCATTACAAGCAAAATCGGTATAGTCAGCGAAAAAAATGTTGTAACCCCAGACCATGAATATATTGGAGATAGTTTGCCTGGCGGAGCTGAAACACAGCAAGGAATTGGTGAAGCATTTTTTCCTTTAACGCGGGTCGAATCTGCAATTGTATTGAACAATCGACCAGCAGCTGTAACAGAAATTGGCCTTAAAAGCACTGTTTATCAAAAGTTAAACGGATTATGTGCTTTTAATAGTTTAATTAGTTCAGGGGAACTAGATGATTATGAAGACGACAACATGCAAGTCAATTCTGGGACGATTACATCTACAATTGTTCGAGCTTCAGTTTTTCGTATATTCGTAAGAAAGGCAGGGATAGACCAAAACGGTGAACGTTTTGTTTTTAAACCTATACCTCTATTCTTTGTTATTCGAGGCACTAGACCTGTCGCACAATATAATTTTATTCGCATTGTTAACGTCGAGGCTGTAGAACTTGAATTTAAGTTTGTGCCTGTTGCCGGTTCTGAGTTAAGAGGTGTTGATGACGAAGAAAATATGGTCGAGCTAGTATCTTCTGCTTCAACGATAACAAATCACCCCGTTCAAGTAGAAGGGCTAGGGACTCTTGCGATTCAAACCTCAAGTAAAGAAATTAAAAAAGGATCAATAAAAGTAAACAAGGAATTTCTTCGCGATCCATCTAAGTCTGGCGGTGTCGTAAGCCTTGGAGCGCCAAGTAGTGTCACCCGAGTAAACCCACTCCCTGGCCCTATTTCAGGACTTCTTGCAACATCAATTGCGCGTGTATCCAACATTGCAAATCTTGATTCAACCGCAGGCAAGACGGGTGCGTTTGCTTATGAACTTTTAGGCAGTGCGAGCACAGGCGAACATAGCGGTGTTCCTGTGGGGGGCACGAAAACAATCAAGACAAAAGAAATTATTCGGCAAAGTCCGTTTAGATGGATCTCGTTAAATTGGACTTTTACTAAAGTTGAGTTACCTGCTGACCATTATGTTCGCGAGAAAGATATTGGAGAAAATCACACTTGGAGCCCAACGCAAATTGACGTAATTGGCAGCACTGGGGGATTTAATTTAGAACCAGAAGGGGAGGACGGCAGTATATATATAAAAAGAGGAGCGGAGTCTTCTGCTGCTATCAACGGGGTAGGAACAGCTTACTCTTCTAGCAATCCATTTGCTTACAACCCTAGCACCCAACAGACCATGACTTGGTCAGGTCGTAGATTTAGAATTGCAAGTGTTGAACAGACAGATACTATTGGCGGAAGAAATCAAGGATATTACTATGAAATGTTTGGATCAGCAGCGGCTGTTGGGGCTGGAGGGCGTAGTCAACCTTTTTTAGTAACTGAAACAAATTCCGGGGCAAAAACAATAAAACTTTCCCTGACAAGCACAGCAAGACAAACCAGTAATAATTTTACCGGTATTGAAGAATTTGTTTGGGAAAGCCCGGCCATAACTGTTTTGCCAGGGACTACGTCAAACTGGGATCAGGGCGAAGAATTTTCTCATACGGTGCTAATCTCCGACAACAATCCATTTAAAACATCTTATTCGCGGGCAGGGGCTTTATACCGAATAGGCAGTTTAAACACAACAACAACACCTGAAACTTTTACCAGCGAAGCTGTTTTTGCAGGGCAGACACAATATTCTGACATTAGTCAGTACCGTGAATTTGTAGAAAAGTCAAACAGTAGTTCTCCAGAACATCAAGTTGTTTATGTAAACGAAATTCAAGAAAACGACCCAGTTGCACAGTTTAATGATTTGACGCTAGCAGGATTGTCATTAAAAGCAGGGCGCAATTTTTCACAATTAGATCAATTGCGTTGTTGGGTGGCAGAAGGTATTCATGTGGAGCGGTTGCACCCTGACAGGCCAAAAGCGTATGGGGACAACAACGCCATTGGTTCAAGCAATTTGCTGACTGATCTCGTTTACTACTTGTTTACAGATCAAACGGCTGGCGCTGGTGCGTTGCTAGGAATGACTGCAAGCAATCCATCTTTAATAGACAAAGAAACAATGAAAGAAACTTCAAAATTTTTAGACACATACAAGCTAGCTTTTAACGGACCAATTGTTGAGCGCACAAACTTGCGGCAATTTGTTATAGATACGGCTCCAAACTTTTTGTGTAACTTTGTAATTTCTGACGGTAAGTTTTCTTTAAAACCTGCTTTGCCTACTTATGAAAGCGGAGCAATGAACGAAGGCCCCATACCTATTTCCCAACTTTTTACTAATGGAAACATATTAGAAGATAGCTTTAAAGTTGAATATTTAAGGTCAGAGGAGCGCAGGTCGTTTAAAGCAGTGGTGAGGTATAGGCAGGAACGTCAAAACAAATTGCCTGAAGAAAGGACTTTAACTGTTGTCTCAAAGGGATTTAGCGAGTCTACCACTGAGCTTCTTCCTCAAGAGCAATTCGACTTAACACAATTTTGCACGTCTAAAGAACACGCAAAATTAATCGCAAAATATTTCCTTTCATTGCGCGAATTAGTTACGCATACGATTAATTTTTCAACAACAGTGCATGGCCTAAACCTTACGGCTGGTTCGTATATCAAGGTGGTGACAGAATCCAGTCCATATAACAGCGCCAACAACGGAACTGTGTCAAGCAGTGGAGCGGTGACCAGCGTTTTAGAACTTGTCGATGGTCAGTACAACGTTACCTTTTTCAAGTCAGGATCAGAGGATGTAGAGACAGGAATAATGACTGTTTCCAACAATCACGTTCAAGACTCAACCTTTCAAGGCTCTGTATTTACAGTCAATGAAAGCAGTACTTCTCAGAAGGTTTACGTTGTAGAGCAACTGACGTTTTCAGAGGAAGGCACTGTGGATATTGTTGCTTCGGAGCATCCCTGCGATGATGACGGCAAAAGCAAGCTTGTTCAGTCAGTCTTGCACGGTGTCTTCAAAATCTTCTAATGGCATTTCCTGGCCTTGTTCCAACCAGCCGTTCCTTTGATGCAGGGGATTACCCGGTCAAAACCTTTAAAGCGCAAAACGGTGCGGAAAAACGGATTTTGTATGGCAGCAACCGCACCAACATGAAATTGTCATTGAGTTACGCCAACGTCACTGACGCTAACGCCGAGTTGTTTATTGACCACTACGACGAGATGAAAGGTACGCTTACGACGTTTACGATCGGTAGAGATTTTGCAAAGAAAGGCTGGGAGGGAAGTCGGGACACAATTGGCGCGGAAGCGTCTGGCAATTCCTACCGTTATGAGGGTCCACCACAGATGACTCAGGTGCGGCCTGGGTTGAGCACTGTTACAGTGAATTTAATTGGCATCATTGATTCAGCCTGATGGCAAAGGTCTACACCGGAAGAGATGGCGTCTTGCAAGTCGCTGGTACGACTCTTGCAAAGGTGTCCAGTTTTTCGGTGCAAGCAAACCTTGAGACGTTAGAGACCACAACGCTTAGTGAGAATATTCGCAGTTACGTTCCAGGTGTTGTTGGCTATACGGGTAGCTGCAGCCTGCTTTATTACAAAGATGGTAACGGCTCGGTTAATACCACAAGCCTGTTGAGCGCACTGGTCAAGACTGGTTCGGCTGGTGTTACCAGTAGCGACACCGTTGATCTGACATTCCGTTGGGTGGATGGAGCGGACATTAACGACATCAAAATCAAGGCTTACGTTTCAAGTGCCACGATGGGTGCTGCTACTGCTGATCTAGTGCGTGCTGAGATTTCGTTTATTGGAACGGGAGAGCTGCTAACCGCCACAATCTCATGAGTGTTTACCTTGGTTCATTTGGCAAAGTTGAGTTAAGGCGTCAGTTTGATGGCAGCGAGCTTAGTTCAACAATTAATACGGGCGACGTAAACACTACGGCAAGACGGTTTAGTTTTGAATTTGAGCATGGGCAATTAATAACTGGTGACCAAATTGAAATTAAAAGCACTGATGGTAGTGCTCTTGATTTTATTACTGGCTACACAGATTCAAGCGCAAAAAAGTTTATTCACGTCAACGAGCTTGGCGGGATAAGGCTTTACAACAGCTTTGCTCATGCCGTGAATGGTGGGGTGACAAATGCAGTAGTGCTTGCTACCCCTGGCAACGCGATTCCAATTTCAGTAACTGTTGAAAACGAAGTCAGTCGTTTGTTGGCGCAGGTGAGTAGTTATGAGCTTAATACTGAGCGCGAAACTGTTGATACAACAACGTTGTCTGATGAGTTTAGAAGTCGGATTAACACGTTAATGTCTGGCTCTGGGCGCATGTCTTGCTTTTGGGAATACACAGGCGACTCGGTAAAAGAACTGCCTAATTATCTAATCGAGCTTTCGTTACGCACTAAAGTTGGCAGCGAATTTCACGCAAGGTTTTATCTTAAAGCAGGCGGTTACAGCCCTGACGGGTCTGCAACGATTGAGTCTGACGATGTTTTTTATGAATTTAACGCTGTCATAACAGCTTGCGCCGTGCAGTTTTCACCAGATGCTGCAGTTCAAATTACGGCAGACTTCATTACAACTGGAGCGGTAGAGCTGAAGATGGATACGTTCGTGGGTGAAGCGGTCTTGCAAGAAGATGCTAGTGACATACTCTTAGATCAAGACGCTGCAGCTAAACTGCTGCTAGAGACCGACCTTTAAGCAGGGAGCTGACCACCAATGGCTGATTTAAAAATCAGTGAACTAGCAGCTCTGGCCGGGAACAACCTGGCTACTGCTGACTTGGTTGCTGTTGTTGACAACAGTGCAAGTGAAACCAAGAAGCTAACGATTGGCGATCTGGTCGCAAACGGCGTCACGCTAATTGCTGACGACACCATTCCAGGCGCAAAGATCTTGTTTGCTGCTGGTGGTATTGCCACAGCAGACATTGCTGATGCTGGGGTTACTACAGCAAAGATTGCCGATGACGGTATTACCGCCGCCAAACTTGCTAACGAATCCACTGTTGACCTAGTTACAACGCTGCCCAGTTCTGGGGCTTTCGTGGGACAGCTCGCTTTAGACACTGACGACAACGCCCTTTACTGCTGGAACGGATCGGCGTGGCTCAGTCTTAAAGCGTCAGGATCAATTAATGCGGTGACTGGTGACACAACCGGCACCATCAACATCACAGCAACGACTAGCAGCGGCAACGTCACAGTTGCAGCAACGATTGATAACACGACTGCAGCTAACCAGTTTATGGCTGGGCCAACCAGTGCTGGTGGAACGGTTGCCCTTAGAACGATTGATGGCAGTGATATTCCTGTTGCAACGACAAGCGCCAAAGGCGGTGTGATTGTCAACGGTGAAGGACTCCGCATGGATTCCAACACTATTGAAGTGAATAACGACGTATCGGCTAGCACCACTCATCATGTGGTGACTTATAACGCGAAGGGCTTAGTTACTGGCGGGCGTGTTTTAGCGGCTGCAGATCTGCCAGTTGCTACCAGCAGTGCTAAAGGCGCTGTCATCCCTGGAACAGGACTTGCTGTTGATAGCAACGGCAATTTAAACCACAGCAATACGGCCACCCCTGGCACTTATACCAAGGTTACAGTTGACGCTCAAGGCCATGTAAGTACAGGCGCAACGCTTGCTGCTGATGACATTCCTGCAATTTCAGCCGCAAAGCTGACAAGCGGAACAATCGGAAGTTCGCTGCTTGCATCTGATGCAGTTACCGCAGCAAAGCTTGCTGATCAATCAACTTGCAAATTTGGTGGCGCTGGCGCAACCGATAACGTCGTCACGTTCCCAGCTGGTGATTACAAAGGACAGCTATTTTTTGACGAAAAAAACGAAGATCTGTATATTTTTACATCTGAATCTTTCCTGCCGATCACAGTTATCAGCGGCAACCTTGTTAACGCTGGAACATATAACGCCAATACAAATTTAGTTGGTTCTGTTACGACTGCTGGCTCTGCTGCTGGCTTTACGGCTGGTGGTGCGTTGCCGACGCCTGCAACAGGCAACCTCAACTATTACGTGGTTGTTAGTGACTCTGGAACGGGTTCAGGCAATGCGCCTGCAGTGAGTTTGGCACCGCCAGACATGCTCATATCTTTGGGCGCGGGAAGCACGTTCCAATTAATCGATGTCTCCAACGCTATCGCTGGCCAGACTGCATCAAATATTTCTGTTGTCGCGACTGGCAATATTGCAGCCACAAACGTGCAGGCTGCATTGCAGGAGCTTGACGCGGAAAAAATTGGCGCAGCTAGCCCAACATTTACTGGCACGGTGTTGCTGGGTCAGAACGCTGTCTTGGCCTTTGAAGGGTCTGCTGATGATCAGCACGAATTAACGATTACTTGCACCAATCCAACGGCTGATCGCACGATCACATTCCCCAATGTGACCGGCAACGTTATTACTTCTGGCGATACGGGGACAGTTACCAGCGCAATGATCGCTGATGCCACGATCGTCAACGCTGACGTAAGTGCTACGGCTGAGATTGCAGTTAGCAAGCTTGCAAATGGCAGTGCGCGTCAACTGCTGCAAACCGATACTAATGGAACGGGCGTTGAATTTACAAGCAACGTTGATGTCCCTGGAACGTTGGACGTTACGGGTGTTGCGACGTTCGACAGCACGTCAACCTTTGCAGGTAACGCTACGTTCAACGGCAGCCTGATCTTTGAAGGTGCAACGCCTGACGCACATGAGCTGACGCTGAGTGTTGCCGATCCAGGTGCTGACGTTACGGTCACGATCCCAGCTTCTACTACGACTTTGGCTGGCCTTGCCGTTACTCAGAGCTTTACGAAAGCACAGCGTGGAACGCCTGTTGCATTAACCGATGGGGCAACCGTGGCGGTCGATTTCAGCCTTGGTAACAATTTTACTTTGGCCATCGCCGGAAATCGAACACTTGGCGATCCAACCAACGTGACTGCTGGGCAGTCCGGTGTGATTGTGATTACTCAGGATGGAACGGGAAGCAGGACGCTTGCTTATGCGGGCACGAAATATAAGTTTGCTGGTGGTACGGCGCCAACGTTGACGACAACGGCTGCTGCTGTTGATGTATTGGCTTATTATTGCGAGAGCGCAACGCGCATCACGGTTACTTCGCTGCTGAACGTTTCATGAGTATTCCTGGTGCTGCAAGTCCGCTGTTTCTAGCAGCGACGGCTGCTGGGCCTGCTGCGGGCTTTGAAATATCCAGGTCGCTTAGATTCAACAGCGCAGACAGTGCGTACTTAAATAGAACCCCAAGTTCTGCATCTAATCGCAAGACATGGACTTGGAGCGGGTGGGTAAAGCGTTCCAAATTAGGAACCGATCAAACGCTATTTAGCGCGGACCATGGTTCAGGAAATCGGTTTGTAATTCAACTAAATGCTAGCAATCAGCTCCAAGTAAACTGGACAACTGGAGCAGGTGGTCCATATCTTTTAACCACTCAAGTATTTACAGACGTAGCTAGTTTTTTCCATTTAGTAGTATCATTTGACACGAGCCAATCAACCGCTGCTAACAGGGTTAAGGTTTATTTAAATGGGAGCCAAATTACTAACTTTTCTAATGAGCAATACCCAAACCAGAATACAGATTACCAAGTAAATAACAACGTTGTACACAAGATAGGTTACGGCTCGGCGTATATAGATCTCTACCTAGCCGAAATCAACTTTGTGGACGGGTCTGCGCTTGACGCTACGTCATTTGGGGCGTTTGACACTAACGGAGTGTGGCAAGCCGCGGACACGTCTAGTTTGTCATTCGGAACGAATGGATTCAGGCTTAAGTTTGCAGATAACAGCAGCAATGCAGCCCTGGGTACCGACAGCTCTGGCAACTCGAATACCTGGACC